CGTGCACTTCCCGTGCGATGCGCAGCGGACCCCAGCCCGCCGTCATCCCGCGTACCGCAATCGTGCGCACCGTGTCCACCGTCCCGGTCTGGTACTTGCCCAGCAGCGCGGCCCAGGCGTCCGACTCGGCGTAGTTCACCACCTGCGCCACCGCCTCCGGGTTGGGCACGTTCCACCGCACCCCCAGCGCGCGCAGTTGCGCATCGCTCACGCCTGGTAACGCCAACTGCCGCTGCACCACGCTCGACGCCTGGATGCCGCTGGCCTGCACGCCCTCCGCCGCCCCGTTCATCAGCGCAGCGTTGGCCCGCATCACGTCTTCCAGGTCAGCCACCAGCGCGCGCATGACCGGGTTCTGTGGCGTCATGCGGACGCCTTCCGCCGCAAGCCGGGCCGCTTCCTGCTCCAGCTCCGCCAACCGCCGCTTAAGCACGCCCGTGTTCCCGTTGGCGCTGATGGCGTTAATCACCGCCCCCGCCGCGCGGTCATAGCCGCGATCCAGCAGGTTCGCCATCAGTTCCGCCACGGTGGGCGCGCGAGTCGGCGTCAGACCCATGTGCTACTCCGCCTCAGCGTCCTCAGCCTTGCCCCGCTTGCGCGGCGCGGGCTTGTCCGGTTCCAGCAGGCGTACAACGAACGAGCCGTCATCCTGCTGGACCACTTCGACCTCATCGACCACGCGCCAGCCGGTCATGTCCACGGCGTTCACTTCGGCCCGCAAGTTCCAGGCCGCGACGGTCAACTGGTGTAGTGCGTTATCCACGACGCTGATCATCGCCCTACCCCGTCTTCCCGCTGCCGGTGGCGTTGATGCCCAGCTTCAGGCTGGTGGTAGACACCGCGCAGCCGACGACCGTCAGATAGTCGGTCACGGCACTGAAGTCCGCCGCCGGTGCCAACATCCCGCCGGTTGACAGCACATAAATCGTGTTCGCCGTCAGGTCGGCCCCGAAGGTCACATAGCCGTCGGTCTGGATGACGCCCGGCTGCCCGTCCGCGCCCGCTGAGAGCGCGATGCCCACGACCGCCGCCGTGGTGGGGCTGGTCGTGCAGTCGGCAATCTTGTATTCGTTGTCGGACGTGTCCAGGTACACACACATGCCCTGCGTCACCGTCGCGCCGAGCGTCACGCGCTGCGTCTGCGCGTTGGTTCCTGGCTTTACACTGGCCACGGTTGGGTTAATGTCTGCCATCGTATCGCTCCTTATGCTGCTGGTATGCCGAACGTTGCCGCGCCGAAACTAGGTAGCGCGGGCAGGCTCGCCAAAGCGTTCGCGCGTTCGCTCTGACGCTCTGCCATCATCTCGTCAATCTTTGCATCGTCCCACTGGAACACGGTCGCCATCTGGCGTAACGCCTCTTTCTCGAACCCCATGTCAAACAAGACTTTCGCGTTGTTCACAATCTCGGTGTCGTTGCGAATCTCCGGGCTATCCCACTGGCACGAAAAGCGCACGAACGCGGGCGGCTTCTTCGGCCCGAACGCCGTGTGCATCCGGTGCGCCAGCGCCAGCACGTCCTCCCAGCGGTTGCCGATGGTCGTCTGGAACCGCTGCACTTTGCCGATGAGGTTCACTTCGCGCTGCTTGAGCGCCTCGCCGCTGGTCACGTCCCCGCCCATGAACTCCGGCAGCGGCGTGTCGGTAATCTTGCCAATCTGCCCGACCAGCCAATCGGCGGCCTGGATGTAGGGCACCACCTGCCCCGACTCCAGCACATACGCCTCGGCGCGCTGGTCCTTGTCCACGCCTTCCTTGCCGATGACGATCCACGAACCCGGCGCCACGTCTGCGGGCGGGTCGAACCCCACCGCGACCTTCAACTGAAACGCCGTCAGTTCGGATGCCATCACCAGGCTGGTCAGCGTCCGGTTCAGCGCGTCTTGCAGCGGCACGGCGTTCTCAATCTCGCTGCGCCCGTAGGGTGTGAAGCCCGCCGCGCGGTTCGGGAAGTGCACCACCGACACGCCCATCGGTTCGCCGTTAATCGCGGGCAGCATGGCGGGCCACGGTTCGCCCTCCACCTCATACCGGCCCAGCGACCCGCCGCCGGTCGCCACATACTTCTCAATCCGGTCTGCGTAATACACATTAATGCGCGTGGTGTCGCCTAAACTCTCGCGGCTTTCCTGCCACACCTTCAGCGCCGCCTGCACGCTGTTGTCCGGCCCGAACACAAACAGCACGCCCTGCGACCCGTCCCAGGCGGGTTCGTGCGTGAGCACCACGCGCTGCTTGTCGTTGTCCCAGGACACCATGACCGCTGTGTCCGCGTCGCGCAGCGCGGCCTCGTGCACCTCGTTTTGCAGGCCGTCGAAGCGATTGGCCTCCAACACCTCGGACACCCACTCGCCCAGCGCGTCATCCGACCCGCCCTCGGCCACCGCCTCGACCCCCGACACGCGCAGGCGATTGACTTCCGTCTGAATCACCTTGTCGCAGTAGTTGTCGTTGAAGCGGTTCAGACTATCGTTGACGGAGATACGCAACATCTTCTGCATTTGCGATGACAGGTTCGCGCGGTGGTCCCCGTCGGCGTACTCGCGGAACAACTGCACCTTCGCCCCGCGCATTTCCTGGTCCGTGGCCCACGCATCCAGCGACATCTGCATGTGCAGCGCGCGGCCCTCGGCAGTCTGGAGCGATGTCTTAATCTGTTCCAGCGCCATTAAGCCCACCTCTTCGTTTCTGCCTTAAGCGGCTTCCGGCCCATATCCGCGCCCATCACCGCGTAGCGCAGCGCGTCCATACTGTGATCGTTAGCCTTCAATGGTTCATCCTTCACGCCATAGCGGTTCTCTGCCCACTGGTAGGATTCGAATTCAGCAATGGTATGCACGCAGTCTCGACGTATCAGCAGGCGCGGTTTGCCATCGGGCTGCATAACGAGGCGGTTTTTCACCGCCTGAATGCCCGTCGTCACTGTGTTATTTGCCGGTTCCGCCGGCAATCCCGCATCTCTGAACTGGCGAATGTAGTCTGGCTCAGACGGATCGCAATAAAACGCCTTTACGTGCCATGTATCGCGCATCTGTTTACCGACCTCAACCCAATCCTCCACGCGCCGCTGACGCTGATAATGCTCCATGACATGCCACAGCCGCCCATCGCCATCCATTCCCAATACATTGATCACACCGGGGTTGGCAAATCCCCAATCCACCCCCGCAATGACATACCCGAATGTTTTGGGCGTTTCGCTGACCACATGCACATCGCGTCGAAATTCAGGATAAATTAAACCCTCGAAGACGATGAATTCGCCTCCCAATTCCTGCTCCGCAAACTCGCCCGCATAGGTTTGTTCCCATGCCTCGATGATCGCTGGATCAAGAAATGGATTGTCCTGACTGCGTGCTCTGAAGATACGCCGTCCGGGTTGTGTATTCTGCACGAATAACTGCCATACCCAGTTGCGCCCGCGCGGCGTCGTCGCCAGCCATGCATAGCCGCGCTTCCCGAACTGGCGCAGGCGTCCGATCATCACGTCCCACACCAGCCGGTCATACAGCGCCGCCTCATCCCCAAACCACCAGCTGATGGACGGGCCGCGCAGCCGATCAGGATGCTCCGTGCTGCGGAATATGACTTCGCTGCCATTGGACAGTACCGCCAGGCCTTCTGATTTGTTAAAGTACTGCACTGCATCGCCCGCGCAGTCCATAAACGCTCGCAGCGTGGCGTCGCGGAGCATGGGATACGTGGGCGCAGTAATCACGCCCAGATTAGGCACGTCGAGCAGGCGGCGCTGACCGATGTATCCCTGTGAGGCCAGCAGCGCGCGAACCGCTCCAGCGATGCTTTTCCCGCTGCCAATACCCCCCACGAACGCGGCTTCATGCGCTCGCGTTCCCACAAACCGGCCCTGCGCTTCATATAATTCAATCGTTGCGGTCGTCGTCATCGAGAATGCCATTGATCACAATCGACAGCGCCCCGCCGTCCGGCCCGCTGACTTCCTGGCGCTCGACGTAGCCGCGCGCCTTGCCCTGCGTCTTGAGCGTGAAGATGATCGCCGTGATGTTGCCGTTCAGCACCTCGCGCCGCAGCGCCGACTCCGCGATGTCAACCAACTCCTCGCGGGCGTCTACCAGCACCTGCTGGAGCGTCGGACTGCCCTCAATGAATCGGTAGATGGTCGAACGCGACGCGCCCAACTCACGCGCAGCGGCGGCGATATTGCCCGACGTGCGGCTGAGTGCGTTCTCTACCTGTTCGACCGTATACCGTGCCATTTTTTAAGCGTGTCCTATTCTGTACTAGTCCCCTACTGCCATCTGTGCCACTGCTGGGCGCTCAGGGACCGCGTAGATCATCGGAATGCTGATCACCGTCGTCACACCTTTTATCAGCACATTCGCCGCGAAGATGCTCCATACAACCGCCGCTGGCATGGTGCCCACAAACGCCACCGCGCAAAACACTGCGCTGTCAATCGGTACTGCAACCACATTGCTAGCAAGCACGCGCCCCCATTGAAGCCGACGACCAACGCGATTCACCCACTGTTGATACACTTCGGTGTCAATCAACTCCGCGATCACCTCTGCTAGTATTGAAGCAAACACAATGCGCCACACCGGAGCCAGCACTGATGCAAATTCGGCCTGCGGTCCGACGCTCATGTCGGCGGGCAATTGTGCTGCGAGCCAGAACAGCCCCGCCATCAGCAGGTTAATCGCCGCCGCTGTGATGATGAGCGCGCGTGCCGCCCGGATGCCGAGCGACTTATGCGCGAGGTCGCGCAGCGTAAAGGTCAGCGGGTAAACCAGCGTGCCAGCGTCCACCGACATACCCGCGATCATGACGATGCGCAGGCTAGTGACGTCGGCCATCATCTGCGCGGCGATATAAGCCGCTACGACCACAATCACACGATACATTGTTTAGGTGCTCCTTTGTTTTGGTGGGCGGGTCACTGCGACCGCCCCGCTTTTGTTAGGCCGGGGTTGCGGAACCGGCGTACAACTCGTTAACCTTCGCACCTATTGCGCCGAATGAGAGCGCAAGAGCTGCGTAACGCACATTCGTCAAATAGTCGTATCCCACGTCTTGCATCTGGAACTCACTCCCATCAGGACGGCAAGCAGCGCCAAGCATCCTTGCTTGGCGCTGGACATAGTTCGTGTCAAGGCTCACCACGTCATCGCCCAGCGCCGCCATGTATGCCAACTGCGCGGCCCAACTCCCGCCTAATAGATGCACGCGGCGGCCCTTAAACGCCTCTACGGGAAGCGGCGTGCCGCCATGCGAAGTGGGCACGCTATAACCCAAAACGTACTGCTCTGGGATGCGGTCGATACAATCCCACTTCGGTATGACAATCACGTTCTCGGCATACTGCGCCAGTTCCTCAGCCCATTCGAGAATCTGGTCAAGCTCATAAAATGCGATATTGTCCACCGCGCATTGCTCGCGGGTCATCACGTCGCGCACGGTTGCGTACTTCGGGTGCAGGTCGCGCACGGCCGCAAGGTGCGTTGCGTGGTCATAATTGAAGTAATCGTTATCAATAAACGCGACCTCATGGCGATCGCTTAACTCATGCGTATAGGGACACAAACGGTACTGCGCACTCTGAATGCCATATTTCAAGCCTGCTTGTACCGCAAGGCAGCACGTACAATCCGCCATCTGTAGTGTGTAAATGACATCAATCGGCAACTGGCGCGGATTCGGCTGTGCGCCCTTTTCTACACCGCTTACATCCTTGAAGGGCAAGGTTTGCGCCGCAATTGTGCCTAACAACGCGCGCAGCGCCTCGTCATCCTGCACCAGCGCCGTGTCACCCAGCCCGCGCAGCAGGTCTTCCAGCATCTCGGCGTCCGTCGCGGCCATCGCCGCCAGCGGGTCGAGCGTCGCCAATATCAGGCGTTCCTCGTCCTCGTCCACATCCACGTAAATCACCGGCACCTGTTCGCCCCGGCTAATCGCCAGCGACGCGCGCAGGTGGCCGTCGATGACGTGCCCGGTGCGCTGGTTGACGATGACGCGCTGCACCCAGCCCACGTTATCCAGCACGCCGGCCAATGCCGTCTGCTGGTGTTTCGGGTGAATGCGCCAGTTCGTCGGATTGGCCAGGAGCTGGTCAGCGTCCACCATGTCCTCGCCCACTATCCGGTTC